CCGACTCCGCCTTCTCCCAGACCTGGAAGAAGGTCCTGCCGTTCGGCCTCGCCTCCGAGACCGACTCGGCGCAGCAGGTCACCAAGCAGAAGTCGTACTCTGCTGGTCTTGCGTTCGAGACAGACTCGGCTACGTCGGTTCTGGTTCTGTTCGGTATTCAGGTAGACACGGGCCTCTCTTCAGAGGTCGACTCGGCCCTTCCCGTGATCAGGGTCAAGACCGTGGGGATGGGTCTGGCCACCGAGATTGATGCAGGTCTCCTCATGGCCTTCCAGAGGAGGAGGCAGGCGACGGTGGGAGGTCCTCACAGGGTCAACTCCCAGGTGGGATTGTCCCGCGTGAACACTCAGACAGGGATGACGAGAGATGGCTCTCAGGCTGCTTACATCCGTCGCTCAAATAACTGACCTCATGACCCTGGCGGAGGCGAAGGAGTTCATCCGAGCCAACCCGGACACGAGTCAGGACGAGACGATCAAGGTCTACATCAAGGCGGCTCAGTCCCACCTGATGCAGATTCTCAATCGCTCGTTCACGGTGACCGAGTGGGAGCTCACACTCGACGCCTTCCCGACGGAGCCAATCCGGCTCGACGTCTGCCCGGTGAGGGGAGTTACCTCGATCAAGTATTTTGACGAGGATGGGGTCGAGCAGACCCTCGACCCTTCAACCTACTACGTGGACACGGTCAGCGAGCCAGGGTGGGTCCTCAGGGAGGTCGACCAGGAGTGGCCTGTCACCCTGGCGGCGGCCAACGCGGTCAAGGTTCGCTTTACCGCTGGCTACGAGCCCGTGGAGGGAGGGAGCGGGAGTGATGGTGACGACGAGCTCGGCAACGTTCCTCCGGAGATAAAGCTCGCGGCCAGGGTACTCGTCTCCCACTGGAACGAGTACAGGGAGCCCGTGATCAGCGGGACGATCGTCGCAGACGTGCCCATGTCGGTCAAGGACATGGTCCAGCCATACAGGGTGTTCCTGTGATCAAGATATTCGTCGGATGCGCAGCCAACCACGACGACGCAGAGAGCCAGATGGTTCTCGAGCACAGCCTCAGGAGCAGGTCCTCCTCTGAGCTCGAGATAACCTGGATGAAGCTCTCTCGCGTGATCACTTCGCCGTTCTACTCGGAGAGGTCGTCGGGGTGGCAGACCCAGCTGTGGGCGACCCCCTTCTCCGGTTTCCGCTGGGCAGTCCCCGAGCTCTGTAGCTTTCAGGGCCGGGCCATCTACATGGACAGCGACTGCGTGGCCCTATCCGACATAGCCGACCTCTGGTCTCAGGCCTTCCTCCCGGGGAAGGTGGTCATGGCCAAGGGCGGGGAGGACAGCTGGCGGTACTGCGTCGCCCTCTGGGACTGCGAGGCGGCCAGGGCCCAGCTCCCCTCCGTCAAGGCCATGATGGCAGATCGCATGGCTCACAAGAACCTCATGACCAAGTTCAAGGAGAACCAGACGATCGTTCAGCCCTTCGAGGGGAACTGGAACTGCGTCGACGGGGAGGACTACTCAGATCTGTCTGACCCTGCGATCAAGGTCCTTCACTACTCCTCCGAGGCTCACCAGCCTCACCTCAAGTACGCCGTCCCTCGCATGACCAAGGCTGGGCGCAGACACTGGTTCGATGGGAGGGTCCAGGTCCACTGGCGCAGGGACGTGATCGACCTCTTCGAGAGGGAGTATCAGGCCGCGCTCAACGCAGGATACCGAGTCGAGGACTACACCAAGGACCCCGTGTTCGGGACCTACGACAAGGCGTCTCAGGCGAACTACCGAACCAACAGGTGGGGAGCGGCGGGAGCCGGTCGATGAGGCTCCTCCTCATAGCCCCAAGGATCGAGAGCCGCTCTCAGGTCAAGAACTTCTCCGGGGTCTGGGCGTGGTACCTCCCGAGGGAGCTGGAGAGGAGGGGGGTGAAGGTCTCCTTCGACGCTCCCCTTCACGACCTTGGGATGACCAGGCGTCAGATGATCGAGCACTACGAGCAGCTCGACCTCTCCGGTGTGGATCACATCCTGGCCCTGGGGACGAGGTACTTCGACAGGGTTCCGAAGGCCTGCGGAAGGGTCCTCATGGAGCGCTGCTCGGGGGTGGTCGCTCAGGTTCACGACAACGACAGGGACTCCCCGTGCCACGCGACCTTCACCCTGAGGAGCGGTGGGAGCAAGCGCAGACCTTCAGGCAAGAGCTTCTACGTGGGATGGGCCGCAGATCAGGAGCTTCTCATCCCTAGGCAGGCCAAGGGTGAGCTTCGCATCCTGGTCGATCACCCGGACTACGGAGTCGGGAGGGTGGATCGCACAGCGGACATGGTCTCTCAGTGCGCAAGGTTCGCCGGCTCTCGCGCGTGGGCCTCTCGCTACTCCTCGGTCAGGCTTCGTCGACTCGTTGACGGAGGGGTCGAGGACTTTGGGAGAGGAGACGCAACCGAGACATACATGAGGGAGGCGGCTCCCTTCGAGGAAATCTGCCTGGAGTACGGTGCGACCAGGGTGTTCGTGGTCACTCACCCGGAGTCGGTCGGGCTCTCCGTCCTCGAGACCGCCATGTGCGGGGCTCTGACCGTGGCCCCGGAGGGGTTCATTCAGCCCGACCGCCTCGACCTGGTCAGGCACGTGGAGTTCTCCGACAGGGTCCCTTGGGAGGAGGTCCTCGACAACATCAACGTGAAGCTCTCCCGCCAGATGGCGATCGTTAACACGTGGGGGAGGGTGGCGGCCCGGGTCCTCATAGGCCTCAAGCAGTTCAGGAGCGGCAGGTGAAGTTCATCGAGATACAGGGCGTCAAGATGCTGGTCGAGAATGACCGCATATGCATATCGGTCCTCGGGATACTCGACAAGACCAAGCAGGGGCCTCTTCCCTTCGAGCCTCAGACCCTCCCCGTCTGGGAGGACCTGTGCTCTGCCGAGGGAGCCAGGGTCATCGACGTCGGGGCGTACTCAGGCCTGTACTCCCTCGTGGCCAGGAAGGCTGGGGCGAGGGTCACGGCCTTCGAGCCACTGGAGAGGAACCGCCAGCGCTTCCTCGAGAACGCCAAGCTCAACGGCTTTGACGACTTGACGGTGAACGCCGAGGCTGTCTCCGACAAGGTGGGGACCGCTACCATAACGACGAACCTCAAGGCTCAGGGTCTCTCCTCCGGGTCGAGCATAGTCAAGGTGGTCGGGGCCAATCACATTCCAGTGCCGACGGTGTCGATAGACTCCCTTGGCCTGAAGAAGCTGACGGCCATCAAGATCGACGTTGAGAGGGCGGAGCCCCTCGTCCTCCGAGGGGCGAGGGAGACCCTGGAGAGGTGCAGGCCGACGATCATCGTCGAGGTCCTCGGTCCCGACGAGGCCGCTGCGGTCAAGGCCTCGATCACGGGATACGAGGTGGAGAAGGTCCTCGACAAGAGAAACTGGGTGATGGTTCCGTGCTGACGATCGCCTGCGTATTCAAGACTGGCGGAGAGTATCGAGCCGACGCGGTTCGCGCCCTCATCGCCGGGGTCAGGGCCAACCTCACGGTAGAGCACAGGGTGGTCTGCCTCACCGACAGCGAGGAGGACCTCGGCTGCGGGGTGGTCCCCCTCCATCACGGCTGGCCGGGGTGGTGGAGCAAGATCGAGCTCTTCCGTCCAGGGGCTCTCCCGCACGGTCAGAAGTTCTACCTGGACCTCGACACGATCGTGGTCAGGAACATCGATGGCCTCGTGGACGGTCACCCGTTCACCCTGCTCAAGAACTTCTGGGCTGACGATCGCATAGGCTCTGGGCTTATGGCCTGGAGTGCGGACCTCTCCGCCATCTACGACAGGTTCGTCGAGGATGCGGAGAGGCACATGGCAGAGTACGTGACAACGGAGAAGTGGGGAGACCAGGGGTTCATCCGCTTCAACTCTCCGATAACGTGGGAGAGGTGGCAGGATCGCCTGCCGGGGAAGGTGGTCAGCTTCAAGCGTCACTGTGTACCGATCAGCAGGATACCAGAGGACGCAGCTATCGTGTGCTTCCACGGGGCTCCTCGCCCGTGGCAGCTGAACTCCTTCCAGAAGAGGTGGTTCGCCAATGCGAGTTCGGTTCACAAGAAGGTGGAGCTGGCGGGTTCCAGAGCTCAACGGTCGGGTCTCAATCTCCTTCCTCCCGGGAATCGAGTACGTCGTCCGCAGGTCGTGCGGTGAGCTCGCGGTCTCCCTGGGGGTGGCAGAGGTCGTGAGGAGGGAAGGCAATGCGAGCCGGTCAGCTTAGGGAGAGGATCGTGTTCAGCAAGAGGGCTGACACGGGGGACGCATACGGAAACCCGACTGCAGGAGAGTTCGTGGATCAGTTCACCGTGGACGCCAGGGTTCAATACCTTCGCGGCACAGAGGTCGTCATGGCCTCCAGGCTCCAGAGCGTTCAGCCCGTGGTGATCACGGTGAGGAGGTCTCCGACCACCGAGCAGATCAAGGGGGACTGGAGGGCGGTCGACCTAAACAACTCCTCTCGCATCTTCAACGTCAGGTCGATAACCCCTTCCGAGCGGAAGGAGATGATAGACCTCCTCTGCGATACTGGTGTGGCGGTGTAGCATGGCGCTCCAGGGTCTCGCCTCTCTCAAGAACAAGCTGGCGAGGATGCCGGCGAAGGCCAAGCAGAGGATGCGCGAGGCCCTCGACAAGAATGCGGACGAGCTGATCAGCGCTCAGAGGTCTCTTGCGGAGAGGCACAGGGCCTCGGGAAGGACTATCAAGTCGCTTCAGAAGAAGCAAGGGGACCATGAGCTTCAGGTCAAGGTCTTCAGCGACTTCTTCGCAGCGAGGTGGGAGGAGTTCGGCACGGTGAAGACTCCGGCCATCCCCTTCTTCTTCCCTCCGTACCGCATCTTGAAGAAGCGATTCAAGAGCAGGGTCAGGACCGCCACGTCGAAGGCGGTGAAGGAGGTGGCCAATGGCGGCGGGTGATCCGAGCCTTGCAATTCAGAAGGCCATCCTCGACGCGCTCAAGGGGAACACGGACGCGGGAGACAGCGTCTTCGACACTCCCTCCCCCAGCGACCCCTATCCTCGCATCGTCATAGGGGAGGGGCTAGTCCTCGGAAACTTTGCGGACTGCTACGAGGGTAGCGAGTCGTCTGTGACTATTACGGTATGGTCAAGAGACGTGGGCTTTCCGGAGGCCAAGAGGATAGCCTCGCAGGTCCGCTCCCTGATCCACGACGCGGAGCTACCGCTGACAGGACACACGCTGGAGCTTCTTGAGTTCCAGAGTGCACAGGCGCTCAGAGACCCTGACGGCCTGACCCGGCGCGTCGACATGACGTTCCGACTACTGACGCAGCCAGAAGAGGAGACCTAACCACATGGCTCGCCCGAAGACACTGAAAGGCTCCAAGGTTCTCATTCGCCTTGGTGATGGTGCATCGCCTGAGAACTTCGTCGCCCCCTGCGCCCTGACCACGAAGGGGATCAACCTGGCGGCGGCGTCGAACGAGTTCAACGTCCCGGACTGCGATGATCCGGATGCTCCGACGTTCACGGAGCGCGTGGTCTCTGCCCTCTCCGCCGGCATCGCAGGGTCGGGGACCCTCGCCATGGACAGCCTCCAGACGTGGCGGGAGTGGTTCCTCTCCGGACAGTCGAAGAACATCGAGGTGGTGTTCGACGAGAGCCCGGCAAATGGCGGCGGATACTTCTCCCTGGCCGCAGTCCTCTCCACCCTGAACCTCGGAGGGAACAACGGAGAGCTGGCCACGATCGAGACCCAGCTCGACTCCGACGGGGAGATTACCTGGACGGACGCCACGTAATGGCAAACGCGGAGGTGACCATCCCGTTCGCCGACGGCCAGTACAAGTTCAGGCTGGCCCTCGGCGAACTCAGGGAGCTTCAGGAGAAGACCAACGCCGGCCCGTTGGAACTCCTCAAGAGGCTCCACGCAGGAACGTGGCGAGTGGACGACCCAAGGGAGACCATTCGCCTCGGCCTCATAGGTGGAGGCATGCTCCCCACGGAGGCCATGAAGCTGGTCCTCAGATACGTAGACGCAAGGCCACTGACCGAGAACGTCATGACCGCGCAGGCGATCCTGATGGTGGCCCTCTACGAGGAGGAGGACCCCCAGATGGGAAAAGACGAGCCGCGGAGGAGCGAGTCAACGGAAAGCTCTCCTTCGCGGGAATCTACGGAGCAGGTTCACTGATGGGATACTCCCCCAGGGAGGTCGACGACATGACCATCTGGGAGATGAATGTCTGCTGGGCCGCTTGGAAGATGGCGAACATCCCAGAGGAGGGGAACGATGTTGAGGCCCCATCCTCCGAGGAATACTACGACATGCTGAAGCGATTGGGGTGAGCCAGTGGCCAACGTAGACGTAGAGACCCTGCTCGTCAAGCTCGAGGGCCGGATAACGGACTTCGAGAAGAAGATGCGCAAGGCGACGGAGGTCGCGGAATCCTCCTCCGGGAAGATCGAGAACACGTTCAAGGGCCTCGCCGGGAGGGTCAACAAGGCCCTCGGTGTCATCGGCATAGGCCTGTCCGCCACGGCCCTGGTGGCTAAGATCAGGACTGCGGTGGGAGAGCTTGGGGACCTCGCCGACGCGGCCACGCAGGCCGGAGTCTCTGCGGAGAGCCTTCAGGTGTTTCGCCAGGCGGTCAGTCAGGCCGGGGGAGAGGTCGAGGACGCAGACAAGGCCCTGGTCAAGTTCAACAAGAACATGGGGGACGTGGCCCTCACCGGGAAGGGGCCGGCTGCGGACGCCCTGAAGTCCATAGGCATCAATGTCGAGGCCGCTGGCTTCAAGTCTCTTACCACGGAGAAGAAGCTCGGAGTGGTCATAGATCGCCTCTCCGGGATCAAGGACCAAGCCAAGCTGGCCAGCGTGGCCTCCGACATATTCGGGGACAAGCTTGGTCCGAAGCTCCTCGGTGTCCTCGCTCAGGGTCAGCAGGGTCTCATCGACACCCGCACGGAGATGGAGAACCTCCATCAGCTGATCGCCAACGACATGGTCGCTGCTGGAGACACACTGGACGACAAGTTTAAGTCGTGGGCGCTGACCATCGACACAATCTTCAAGAAGGCCGTGATCGGAGGAGCCGAGTCAATCTCAACCCTCGTCGGTAAATTCGACACCCTTGGGAAGGAGATGAGGGACTTCATCGCGAGCCCTGACTTCGAGAAGTTCTCAAAGGTGTTCTTTGGAATCACTCAGAGCAAGAACGACACCACGGGAGCGACTCCGTTCACGTCGGGTCTCCCTCCCATGTTCGCGGAGAAGGGACCGAACGCAATAGGCAGGAGGCAGCTGTCGTTTGACCCCTCCAGCGTAAGGGCCTCCGAGATAGCCTCCATGGCCGCCATGAGGGCCTTCCAGAAGTCCCTGGAGAAGCCGAAGGCTACAACCACCACGACGACGGTGACCCCGGTCGATCACGAGGCGGAGACCCTGGCCAAGGCCGCGCAGAAGAAGATCGACGATACGATCAAGAGCCTTCAGCACCAGGAGGACCAGCTCGGTCGTACCGGTCGCGAGCAGGCCATCTACAACGCCCTTCAGCAGGCCGGCATCGACGTTACCTCCAAGTTCGCCCCCAAGGTGGAGGAGCTTGCCGGGAACATCTACGACCTGGGGACCAGGCAGGCGGCGATCGACAGCCTGGCCAACTCCGCCTTCGACCTTTTCGAGAACGTGATCAGCGGGTCGGAGGACGCGGGGGACGCCATAGGGAAGTTCATTCAGCAGCTTCTCCTGGCGGAGGCCAAGGCGGCGTTCCTCAACGCCTTCAACCCCTCCTCCCCACTTGGACCGATCAGCACTCTCCTCGGAGGTCTCTTCGGTAGCGGGAAGGCCGGCGGAGGGGACGTCATGAAGGGGAAGGTCTACCCGGTCGGAGAGAGGGGGCCTGAGCTGTTTGCACCGAACATGAATGGAAAGATCATCCCCAACGGGGTTGGAGGGATGAGCCTCTCCATGCCGATCAGCATATCTGCTGACGGGGCTGACGCCTCTCAGCTTGCTCGACTCGTCGGGGAGGTCAGGACCCTTCAGGCCACCCTCCCCCGCAAGGTTGTGTCCATAACCAGAGACGCTCGGTCCAGGAGGCTACTGTGAGCCTGACCTATCCACTAGACCTCCTGGCCAACTTCCCAGGGACGTCGACCAGGTTCGACCTAGTCCCTCAGATTGAGCTCGACCCAACTCGCAACGGTAAGCAGATCAGCAAGGACATCGGTCCCGAGCTCTGGGAGGCGGACTATCTCACAAGGGTCCTCTCCCCGAACGAGATGAAGTTCTGGAAGGCTCGCCTTAACTCCCTCCACGGGGAGAGCTTCATCGGGTACGACCTCACCGCCGGATACCCGATCCTGTACCCTCATGGTTCGTGGCCAACTGGCTTGGCCTTCGACGGGCTGGCCATGCTCAACAGTGTGTCGGGGAACAGCAAGGAGATTTCCCTCTCCGACCTCCCCTCTGGATTTGTCGGATCGGTCGGGGACTACCTCTCGTTCACGTATGGTACGAGCAGGGCTCTTCATCAGGTCTCCGAGGAGTTCTTCAGCACGGGGTCGGGAGGGACTACGGACGAGTTCCGCGTCAGGCCGGACATCAGGCCGGGGTACAACCTGGGTTCGGGAGGGACGGTGGTCCTCCTGGTCAGGGCCTACGCTGAGATGATTGTTGTCCCTGGGAGCATATCCGCGAGCACGGACCTAACTGGCCGCGGACAACTCTCCTTTACAGGCAGGCAGACGCTCTGATGTTCACGCTAACGACTGAGCAGAGAGAGGCCCTCCAGCGCCGCCACGTCAAGCGGCGTGTGTTCATATGGTGCGAGGCCAGGGACCCCGACACGGGAGACCCCACACCGGTTGGGTTCTGGGATGACCTCGGAACCGTCGAGCTCGACGGAAGGGTCTACAATGGATCGGGCAACGTGGCCTCGGTCTCCTCCCTCACCATTCCGGGAGACCTGACCATCCCCGGGATCACAGTCACCTTCTCCGGCCTGGAGACCGAGGCGGCCGCCATGGTCCGCAGCGAGTCCGTGGACCAGGCCCCCATCTCGGTCAAGCTTGGGATATACGACGTCGACGCAGGGGCGGTCCTCCTCCCCCTCCTCCCCTACTTCGACGGGTTCGTAGACGACGTAGAGGTGGAGACCCCGGAGGTCGGTGGCCTCGCGGTGATCAGGTTCATCTGCGAGTCCTCTGCCCGCATGCTCACGGTTCAGAGGACGGATACGAGGAGCGAGGCCTCCCTCAAGGCCCTCCACTCCTCCGATGACTTCTACAACTACACGGGGCTCCAGAGGGACAAGCCCCTGTACTTCGGAAGGGCGGCACCGTGAACGCAGGCAAGGTCCTTCACGACCTCTGGAGGGAGGGGCGCTCCGTCCCCTTCTCCTGGGACGGTCGCAATGACTGCCTGGGCTGGGCCGGACGGGTGGCGCAGGGGATCACTGGGATTAACCCGGCGAGACACCTCGTCGGGACCTACGACACGATGCTCGGAGCCCGCAGGGTCATGGCCGCCAACGACTGGAAGACCATGACCGACGTTGTTCTCTCCCTCGGCCTCTCTCCCGTCGAGACCTCCCAGGCTCAGAGCGGATGCTGGGCGATCATAGACAACGGGATCGGAGAGCAGCTTGTCGGCGTCTTCTGGGGAGCCAACATCGCTGCGAAGACTCAGACGGGCATGGGCCTGGTCCCGCGCTCTCGAGCCCTCCGCGCCTTCTCAATCCACCTCGGCTGGGTCTGACCGATGCCCTTCCTCATTGCCCCGGTAGCCACGGCGATCTTCGGAGCTGGCCTCGTCGCTGACGTAGTCACCTCCCTCGTCGTTGCCGGAATCTCCTTCGGGGTCTCCGCCCTCCTTCAGAAGCCTCGCACCGAGGCTCAGCAGCAGGGAGGGGTCGAGCTCGACATCCAGGTCGACGGAGCGGTGCCTCAGTCCTTCGTTCTCGGGACGGCGGTGGTCAAGGGCTCTCGCGTACACATCGAGTCGTACGGTACCAACAACACGGACTGCATCGAGTTCATCGGCCTCGGAGATAAGCTCTTCGATGGGATAGAGGAGCTTCAGCTCGAGGGTCAGCCAGTGTCCCTGACGGACACTGGGACGGACCGCGGCAGCACGGTTGACGGTTACGACTCGAAGCTGGCCGTCAAGTTCTTCGACGGTTCCCAGACCACTGCTGATGCGTACGCAGTGGCGGCCCTCTCGTCTCACCCCGATCGCCCGTGGACCGCGAACCACGTAGGTAGGGGGAGGGCGTACCTCCGAGTTCACTACGTCTACGACAGGGAGAAGGTTCCGGGCCCCCTCTCCTGGAAGATCGTGGCGAGAGGGGTCAAGCTCTACAACCCGGCGAAGGACACCACCGTTGGTGGCTCCGGCAGTCACCGCTGGGGAGACCTCTCCACCCACGAGCACACCAACAACATTGCCGTCCACTGCTACAACGTACTTCGCGGGATCAGGGTCCCGGATGGCGTCGGAGACCCCGTTCACTTCTACGGGCTTGAGGATACGTCCGAGGACAGCCTCCCACTGGACGTGTGGTTCGCTGCGATAGCAGAGGCTGACGTTGTCTTCGACACGGCTCTCTCAGGGGGGACCGAGCCGCAGTTCCACGGCGGCATCGAGATACCCGTGAACATGGAGCCGCTCGAGGCCTGCCGGGAGATGCTCAAGGCGACCGGCGGACGCTTGGTCAGCTCGGGAGGAATCTACAAGCTGTACCTCGGGGCTCCTCCCGCCCCCTCCTTTCACATGGACGACGGGGTCATCCCTGCTGGTCGCAGCGACCTCTTCCGTCCGATCACTCCGATCGCCAGCAAGGTCACCTACGTCTCCGGCTCCTACATGGCTGCCGAGGACGGGTGGGTGGTCAAGCCGGCTCCTCCTCGCCTGGACGCAGATCAGGAGCTGGCCATTGGACGCAGGGTGGAGGCCTCCCTCGAGGCCCTCATGGTTCAGTCCCCCTCGCACATCCAGAGGGTGATGGAGCAGATACTGAGGAGGGCTCAGCGCAATCGCCGTCACACGGTCCCCCTCCCCCCTGAGCTGTTCGGCGTCGAGACTGGAGACGTGGGGGACTGGGACAGCGACCTGAACTTCTACGTCGGGAAGCTCTTCGAGGTAGAGGCTGCGGAGATAGACGTAAACCTGGTCACGACCGTGACCATGCTGGAGACTGACCCGGAGGACTATGACCCTCCTGAGTTCTTCCTCCCCCACAGCACGGGAAGCCTGACCACCAATCGTCCGGCGGCCAAGGTGATACCTGGGTTCGATGCAGAGCCCTTCATCCACGAGGACAACGGAATCCAGAAGCCTGCTGTTCGCCTCTTCTGGGACGACCCGGAGGACGACGACGTCATCAGGGTGAAGTACGAGCTCAGGGTTCAGGCTCACCCGACGAACGTAGTCCCTGGAGACGCTGGGGAGCCGACGGCTCAGGCCGCCATCATCCTCGGTGTCCTTCCCAACACGTACTACGAGGTCAGGGGAAGGTTCGAGAGCTTCAATGGTTTCGCCACGGATTGGTCCCTGTGGATCGAGGTCCTCACCCCCAACGTAGATACCGCTGCCGGGATAAACGCGGAGGTCGATGCCCTCCTCGAACAGCTGCGGACCAGCTCTCAGGCGTCCCTCGCCGCTGCCCTTGAGGAGATTAGGGCTCAGATCGAGATACTGGCCCAGCAGAACAACGGGGCCTACGCAGTGATCGATGCTGCGTTCAACCGGATCATCTCGACCGTTGGTCAGAGGGTAGGAAGAAGCGAGGCGTCGGTCACCACCCTGGCCCTGGCTCAGGCCACGGACAGGACGGCTATCGCCACCTTCCTGACAGACCTCTTCGCCGACAACGGTGACGGCAGCGCTCGAGTCATGCTGCGGTTCATTGCCGCTGCCCTGGAGGGAGAGGCCATCGCCTCTGCGGACCTCGAGCTCGAGGCTGGGGCGGAGGGGGTCTTCGCCAGGGCAGCGATCAGGCTGGCGGCGTACTTCTCCGCCGAGCTTGGATACTACTCACGCGTTCAGGTTCAGGCGGACTACTTCGACGGGATCGATGGGGACGGCAACGTCTTCCCGATGTTCTCTGCCCTCCTCGGCGGGGCCTATCCCACTCCGGTCGACGCCGGGCAGATCGAGGTAGACCTCCGCAAGAGGCGGCTGGTCTACTTCGTTGAGCTGACAGCTGACGCTCAGGTCCAGTTCCCTCTCGGTGCGTATGAGGGAGCCAAGTGGCAGATGGTGGTCAAGCAGACCGGGACCAAGGCTCTTACCTGGGACCTGACCACCTACGTCTTGGAGACCATACCGACTATGCCGGTCGGAACTGACGTCTACGCCCTCTTCGAGGGGACCGTCCTTCAGCTAAATCCAATCCCCGTGGCGGAGATGAGGAGACTGAACTCGGGGACCCTGAACTTGACCTCTACCCGCCGGTTCTCCATCGTTCCTGCGGTCAGCGGTCGAACGATCTGGGACCTGGACTTTCATGGCCCCTGCTCTCCCCCAGTGGGTTCCTACACGGTTACCCCTCTCGGCTCCTCCTTGGTCTGCTCGGTCGATGTTCGCGGCCCTGGAGGGTCTAGCGGAGGGGGAGGCAATAGCTTCACTGACGGTGGGGTCGGGACGGACAGCTCATTTGACTCCGTCGTCGCCGGGGCCGGAGGCAGGACCCTGGGGAGCAGTACCCTGGGAGCCGATGGAGTCGGAGGCACGGCCGGGGTAGCAAGCGGAGGAGATACGAATACCAACGGAAGTGCGGGAAGTGCGGGAGACACGAACCCGTCTTCTCCTCCTGCCAGTGGTGGTAACGGTGCCGCCGCTCCCAGCGGTGGAGCAGCGGCCGTGGCCCTGACTAGCAATACCCTCGGAGACCATAAGGATGGTGTTGCTGGCAATGCTCCGGGGGGAGGAGCAGCTGGCGGCGTTGGTATAGGAACCTCCAGCGGTGCCAGCCAGTTCATAGTAGCTACTCCAGGCGGAGGGTCGGGAGCAAAGTCGGTCAAGGCCTATATCGCAGGAGTTCTGATCTACGGAGTTCCGATCGCAGTGGTTGTCGGAGACTCCGGAGCGGCTGGCACGGGCTCCGGCAACATCGGGTATGGTCCCTTCGGAGACTTCGTTCCTCCCTTCCAGGGGGCGAAGGCAGCCGCCGGTCAAGTCACGATAACCTGAGGCTACGAGCATGCCGAACAACAGCTACTCCGACGGACTGATCAGCATCGCCCATGGGTCGACGACCCTGGTCGGCGGAGGGACCGCGTTCACCACCCAGCTGAAGCTCGGCGATCAGGTCTCCGCTAGAGACTTCGGCACGGGCAGCGGTGGAAGCGGAGGGACCCATCCCTGGGAGATACTGGGCTGGGTCTCCGAGGTAACGGATGATACTCACGTCGAGCTCCTCGACCCCTACTATGGGACCTCCCTGGTCGACGTGGAGTACCGCATCGTTCGCGGCATAGGCTGGTGGACAGGGGCCGCCCCGAACGAGACCATGATCAACCTGATGACCGAGCTCGACGTGCTCGGCCTGGCCGGAGTCACTGCCGGGGTTCCCGACCCAGACGTTGGCCGGGAGAACCAGATCATGTTCGACCCGGACACGAACATTATCTACATGAGGATCAGCGGCACGTGGACTGCCATGACCTTCGGGATAGGGAGCCTGATCCTCACCGCCGCAGACATCCTGACCTCCAGCGGGAGCCCTCCCTCCACCATTCAGGAGGTCCTCGACGCACTGGATCAGGGGATTACGGACCTCACCACGGCCCTGGCTGACTACGGCCTCCTCGTCGGAGGGAACACGTGGGAGGATACGCAGACCTTCGAGGACGTTGTGGTGGGGTCCGCCACGGGAGGGAGCAAGGGAGCCGGCACGATCAACGCCGCGGCCCCCTACTACCAGAACGGGGTCGCCCACTGGACCCCGGTGAGGAAGCTCACGGACCAGACCAAGACGGGGACCACCACCCTCGCTGCGGACTCGGCCCTCTCCTTTGCCATGGCGGCTGCGACCAAGTACGTGGTTCGAGGCAGGATATTCTTCGACACGACTGCGGCTGGAGACTTCAAGTGGAGGCACGTCGGCCCTGCCTCCCCCACCCTGGTCAGGGTGAAGAGGAGCTCGATAGACCCAGCGGCCACTGCGTATGGAAACATCGCGGTGGATACCGCGTACTCTGCCGCAGACATCACGGAGCTTTCCGCCTCCACCAATGGAGGCTTCATCGAGTTCGAGGCGATCATCCACAACGGAGCCAACGCCGGCAACTTTGAGATTCACTGGGCCCAGAACACCTCGGATGGCGGCAACACCGTGGTGAGGGCAGGAAGCTATCTGGAGTATGTAGCGTTCTGATCAAACCGAGAAGGAGAGGCGAAGTGACTTTCAAGCTGCTATGGATGCTGAAGGCCCTCAGGGATGCGGGCCTGAAGACGGAGGAGGTCCCGGGCTGGAAGACCCGCGGCCACGGCGACGTCGGAACGATCAAGGGGGTCCTCTGCCACCACACCGCTGGGCCTGGACCGAAGGCCGGAAACTTCCCGAGCCTCGGCGTGGTCCGCGACGGGAGGCCTGGGCTCGACGGTCCCCTCGCTCAGCTCGGCCTGGGACGCGACGGGACCTTCTACCTGGTGTCCGCCGGCAAGTGCTACCACGCCGGGGCCGGGTACTGGCAGGGGGTGACCGCGGGCAACTCCTCCTTCATCGGTATCGAGGCGGAGAACAGCGGGGCCGCCAGCGACCCCTGGCCGTCAGTTCAGATGGATGCGTACCGGAGAGGGGTCGCAGCCATCCTCTCCTTCATCAAGGCTCCCCCGATCATGGCCGCCGGACACAAGGAGTACGCCCTCCCGAAGGGGAGAAAGCCAGACCCGTCCTTCGACATGGTTCAGTTCAGGAAGGACGTCGCAGCGATCATGGGCCAGAGCCCCACGGTTTCGCCCAAGCCGGAGAAGGAGCCTCCCCCCGCTGCAAAGAAGGTGAAGGTGGTCAACGTGGCTCCCGACACCCTCGCATTCCGAGACGGGCCTGGAGGCCACCAGACCGGAGACCTCCCGGAGGGGGTCGTCGTCTCGGTCCTCTCTACGTCGGGAGCATGGACCAAGGTCCTTACCCCTGCCGGCCATGAGGGGTGGGTAGCCTCGAGGTTCCTGGCTCCGGTGTAGTTCTCTTCCTGCCGACAGACGCCTCCGGCGGAGTTCTCTCAGAGGTGTCACCCAAAAGGAGAAGCGAAAGTGAAGAAGACCGGCATGATCATCATCGTCGCGGCCATGGCCCTCGCGGCCTCCGCCCCGGCCTCTGCCCAGGACGTCACCACCGTGAACTTGGGAGGGGTCCTCGTCAACCTGCTCAACAGTCTCGTGCCCGTGGCCGTCACGCTCATCGGCGGCTTGGCTACGTGGGCCTTTGCCCTGTTCAAGAAGAAGACCGGACTCGACATTGAGTTCATGCACAGGGACGCACTCGAGAAGTTCCTGGCCAACCAGGCCGGTCGCTTCCTTGCCCCCCTCGACTCGTGGCAGGGGCTGAAGATCGACGTCGGTAACAAGGACATCGCTAGGCTGGCTCAGGAGGCGGTCAACCGCATCCCTGACGCGATCAAGTTCTTTGGTCTCGACGTCGGGGCCATTGCCCAGAGGATCGTCGACAAGGTCGGCCTGGCCACGGCCACATCCATAGAACCGAAGGTCGACTGATGTTCTGGACGTACCTCTGGGACTTCCTCAGGGGCCTCCTGCCAGCCGCGCTCAAGGCGTGGCTGGCGGAGAGGAGGCGGCTCGGAGAGGTAGCCGACAAGGGAGCCTCTGATCAGAGGGCCGCGGATCAGGCGGCGGATGCAAAGCTCGACGAGGAGGCAGGGAAGCTCCGTGAGGAAGTTCACAACCTTACTGATGATCAGCTCGCTGAGCGCCGCAGGAAGTGGATGCGGTAGCTTGATCGAGTTCGCCGGCAAGGTGACCGGCAGCGAGGTCGGGAGGAGGGCCGCTGCTCCCCCTCCCACAAGGGTCGTGGTGGAGCCGAAGGGTGGCTCCTACTGCGGGAAGCTCCGCGCGATGGGGGCTCCCTTCCCGATAGTCCCGACGGACGCGAGGGAGACGCAGGAGGTCCTCCTGACCATCGATGAGTACGGGGCCAAGAACTGTGGATGGGAGCCGAGATGATCATTGAGTGGCTGAACAAGATATTCGGAGACGGGGCCGCTGGAGCAGCGGTTGCCGGAGCCCTCGGTGGCCTGGTCCGCTGGATCACGCTGAGGGAGCACTGGGTCGATGGCATGATAGCCGTGTTCATAGGAGGCATCGCGGCGGTCTACCTCTCCCCCCTCGTCTTCCCCCTCGTCGGTCCGATCCTCTCCGTGGTCATCGACGAGCCTGAGCCGAGGGAGAGACTGTCCTCCTTCCTCACGGGTCTCGCGGGGATAGCCATCATCGGATTCCTGATCGACACCCTCCAGGCCCTCAAGCACCTGAAGAAGATCAAGAAGGAGGAGGAAGACAAGTGACCCGTTTCAAGATGGCCGTTGGATCGGCCACGGTGAGGGCTGGAAGCTACTTCCTCGCCGCCCTCTTCGTCTTCGTATCAGCTGCCCTGGTCCTCGCCTACGGACCTATCGTGGAGCAGAGCATTGCACCGGTGGTCACGGACGCTCGCATCCTGGTCGAGTCCAGGGGGACGGACACGGTGGACCTTCGCGTCGGGGTTCAGCGTCACAGGGGGGACACCTGCGAGTTCGACAGGCAGGACTGGTTCAGGCTGGTGGACAACACGTGGGTCACCACCTTCCACGTTCCCATGGAGGGACAGGCCGGACCGGGCGGAGCCTCCTTCCCCAACGGATCGTGGATAGGACGCCTCCTCCGAGTCTACACGGGGAGCAGCGAGGCCCTCAGCGTAGTGGTCACGTACAGATGCTTCCTGGTGCCTTGGCCGAGTCGCGTGGTCCTCGGTCCCTTCTTCCTGACCAAGACCGCGAGCAAGCTTCACGAGATGGGGCTCGTCCCCTCCCTCCCCCTCTTCGGTGCTCCTC